AGTCCAATTGACACATTACCAGGAGCAACAAATTTATCCGAGATTGCTGATATTGAATATATTCAAAAGAAATTATTAACGGCTCTTCGTGTTCCTAAAGCATTTTTAGGATTTGAAGAAGTTGTTGGTGATGGAAAAAATCTAGCATTACAAGATATTAGATTTGCTCGTACAATTAATAGAATTCAAAAAAGTATGATTCAAGAGCTTAATAAGATTGCAATTGTGCATTTATTCTTATTAGGGTTTGAGGACGAATTACAAAACTTTACATTAGGATTAACTAACCCATCTACACAAGCAGATTTACTTAAAGTAGATATTTGGAAAGAAAAAATATTATTATATAAAGACTTAGTTGCCGACCCAGGAAATGGTATTCAAGCAACATCTTCTACTTGGGCTAAGAAACATATCTTTGGTTGGTCAGACGAAGAAATTAGACTTGACCTACAACAACAAAGAATTGAAAGAGCTGTTGGAGAAGAACTTAAAGCAACAGCAACTGTTATTACTAAGACAGGTATTTTTGATAATATTGACAAACTTTACGGAAGCCCTTCGGGCTCAACACCATCAGCGGGAGCTTCAACAACTCCAGGTGGTACCGAAGAATTAGGACCACCTCCAGGGGGAGATTTAGGAATACCTCCGCCACCTCCAGGGGGAGAAGAATTAGGAGGAGAAGCTCCTCCACCACCAACTGAAGGAGAACCACCAATACCTGAGTCAAAATTAAATAACTTAAATATGTTGATTGAAAACAACTTAATTGACGGAGCAACATTCATAGATTTAGGTCATGGACAAGAATCTTTAGGAGAAATTTCAAAAGAATTGGATAAGTTACTAAATTCCTAATATTTATTAAAAAATATTAAGATGACCTTCGGTAAAATAAAATCCATAATTGAAAAAAATCTTCTTGAGTCGTATCAGAACGAAAAAGAATTTAAGAAATCTTTGAGAGAATTCAAACACAATGTTTTGAATGATAAGCCAATTTCAAAGGCTTATTCTTTGTATGACCAATTAAGTACTCCTCAGGGATTATCTGAATCTGATGCGAAAGAATTTTTAGAAGAAGGTGTGAATCTTTTAGGTAAAATTTTACCATCTATTAAACTTCCAAGGACTTTGGAGGAATCAGCCGAAAACAAATATTCTGATATTGATACGTTAGTTTATACTAACAAATTAAATCTTCATGAGAGAATTCAATCAAAAAGAAATATAATTTCTATTTTAACATCCAATTCAAAAACAATTAAAGAATCAATCAATATACCAATCAAATCTATGGTTAATATTGCAAATCAAACTTTAAGAACTTACATTGAAACTTTAGATGAAAATACTAAAAAAGAATTTTTTAAATTAATTTCTGAAGATTCTAAATCTCTTGAGACAAAATTTGAAACTTTAAAAGAAAGTACTATTACTAAATTGAAATCTATTTTAGATAACGAAGAAGAGTTTGAGTTAAAAACAAAAATTTCTGAAACAATAGATAGACTTAAGACTGAAAAGTTTGACCAAGTTAATTTCTTAAAACTTAAAAATTTAGAAGGGTCAATTTAAGATATTCTTTTTTTCTGAATATAAATTGCCTTTAAAATCTTCTTTCTGTTTACAACAGAAGGTTTAGTGAATTCTTTTCTGCCTAACAGTTTTTGATTCTGTTTTGTTTTAATTACTTTTGACTTAAGTGTTTTGAGAGCTCTTTCAATATTCTCTCCGTTTTTGATTTCTATTATTAGCATATCTTACAAATATCTTGATAACTTAAAAAATTTTTGACATTAACATTTATATGTGTTATTTTTTTAATGAAAATAAACATAATAACAATGAAAATTAATGAAAAAAGGCAAAAGTGTAAAGTTGAATTTATACAATCCTATTAAATCAGTCTATGGAACAGTTGATTCCAAAAACCTAAAATCTGTCTATATTAACATCCAATCATGGATTACACCAAAGTATGATACCGAAAATTGGATTCGTATTGTTGGAAACTTAAACAGAGAAATTAAACATTCCGTATTTAATTCAATCAATCAAAAAATTTTCCAAGAAAATAGTATTGTTGATTTAGATTTAAGAACAAGTGGAATATCTCACGGAAAAAAATCCTTTTTTAATTTAGAGGTAAATCTTTTTACAATATCTGAAATAGATTTCAAATCAAATGAAATTAAAGATTCAGTAAAACAAATCGTACGAAACATTTTTAAAAACAACATTATAGAAAACAAACATTTTGAATTTTCAATTTCTAAAAAAGACGAAAAAGAATAAACTTATCAATACCGTATATTTATCATAAAAGATTAGATGAAAAATTTAAGAATTTTAGAGGCTAGCGAAGTTGGTCATGGTATACTAATTGAAATGGATGCGGGTCACGTATCTCCAAAAGATAGACTTAATTCAGATATTCTAAAAGAAGCCGCAAACTTGGACTATAAAAATCCATTTGAATTTTATGCGGTTCTTCAGAAATACGACACTCCAAATAGAAACGGTAGATTTTATCCTGAAAGGATTTTAAAAAGAGAAGCCGAAAATTATAAAAAGGCAATTGCTAAAGGTTTATCTACTTCAGAATTAAATCATCCTGAATCATCTTTAATTGACTTAGATAGAGTATCTCACATCATTACTGATATTTGGTGGGATAAAAATATTTTGATGGGTAAACTTAAATTGTTAACATCTCCAGGATTTCATGAAAGAGGTATTGTGTCAACTAAAGGTGACCAAGCAGCTAATTTAATGAGACAAGGTGTAACAATGGGAGTTTCTTCAAGAGGAGTTGGTTCTTTAAAAAAGGTCGGAGAAAGAAATGAAGTTCAAGATGATTTTGAATTAATTTGTTTTGACTTAGTATCGTCACCATCAACACCAGGAGCTTATTTATTTTCTAATCCTGATGACAGAAACAAGTATGAGGAAAATTTAGAAGAAGAAATAAAACACAAACAACAATCTCAACCAGATTCAATGGATAAGTCTCTTGACTTAATGAAAAAATTGAACGATTTTTTGGGAAAATAATATTATGGACGAAAAATTTTTTGTAGCAAAAATTCAGTATGATTTACCTGATGAGAATTCTGGTAAAATCAAAAAAATTAGAGAAGAGAAACTTGTTAAGGGTTTTTCAGTGACAGATGTGGAAGCAAAAGTCACAAAAAGATATGAAGGTTTTACTCACGATTGGAGAATAACCTCAGTTTCGGAAAGTAAAATTGACGAAGTAATTGAATAAAGTGGTCTTGTACCACTTTTTTTTATTTAAGAACATATTTATAGTAAATTAAAAAATATGTTATTCAATTGCTCATTAAAAATATCAGGTATAAATTCAAATAAATTAATCAGCGGAAATACTTGGAGTAGTTGTGCTGTATACCTTGAAGGAACTGGCGATGTTATCAGTTCTATTAATATTCAAAAACAAACTTTTATTGGTAATAACACATCTTCAAGTGAATCTTATAATGTAAGTTTAAAGGATGATGTTACAAGTATAATATTATCATACATAATCTATGACACTTATGCTAATGTTATTTCTTGGGTGAATTCTCAAACAGGAAAAAGCTTACAAAACTTACAATATCAAAATATAGCATTTGTTCAAATATAAAAAATCAACTTTTTTATGTTTTGACACTATTTATTAGTTAAATAATTAAATATTTTCATGCAAGAAACTAAAAAAAATCCAGTTGAGGAGGCACTTATTCAAATGAAAAATGTTGAAGAAGCTATCGCCGAGAATGCAAAAGGAATACTTGCTTCTACTATGAAGGAAGAAATCAATCAATTAGTAAAAGAATCTCTTTCTGAACAAGATGAGGTTGACTTAGATGCTGAAATTGACGTAGATGACACAGAAGATGATGTAGACACAGAGATGGATACAGACATTGATGTTGAAGATGACGTTGATTTAGACGCAGATAATGTGGATGATATGGACATTGATATGGACATGGATTCCGAAGAAACTCCAATAGATTTAACAGACGCTTCTGACGAAGAAATTCTTAAGGTGTTCAAGGCTATGGGTGAAGAAGATGGAATCATCGTTAAAAAAGATGGTGAAAACGTTCACTTAAAAGACAATGACGCTGACGTAGAATACCTCGTAAAGCTTGGCGAATCAAAGGAAAAATCAAAAATAAAAAAAATGAAAATTAAAGAAAACATGGACATGAATTTTGATGATTCTAACGATAGTCAAGACGCATCAACTGAAGACGTTATCAACGCAATCTTCGGTGGTGGTGAAATGGAAGAAACTGAAGACATGGAAGAAGAGTATGGTAGTAAAAAGCACGAGTTCAAAAGACACGGTGGTCACAAAATGGGTGACGTTGACGGACACTACAAAGACTATGAAATGGACGAAGAAGATGACATGGATGAAGTCGTTTATGAAATTGAATTCAATGAGTCAGATGATGATGAAATGATGGAATCAGATGAAGATGAAATGATGGAATCAGATGAAGATGAAATGATGGAATCAGATGATGATGAAATGATGGAATCAGATGACGATGAAGATGATTTGGAGGAATCTTACAACCCAAAGTATGTTGGAGAGGCTAAAAAATTAGCAGTTAAAAAACCTAAAGGTGTTGGTCTTGGTCACGGTCCTAAATTCTCTTACAAATCATCTGGTAAAGGTGGTTTTAACGACGATAAAAAAGAAGGTCCTAAAACAATGGGAACTGGAAAGGCTAAGTTTGAATACAAGAAGGGAGCAAATATGGAAGGAAAATCAAAAGTTGTTAAG